GCACGGTCATGATCCCGGCGTTTGATTACGACTATCGGCTTTGCCTTTTCCACAAGGCGGTCAAGAAAAAAATGCCAAAAATCGCCTTGTCGGACATCCTGCGCATGTCGGGGAGCGACGCCAATCTTGCGACCGGGCTGGCGCGCGCTTTTTTACTCAATACGGATCCGGGCCAGAGGGAATTGGGGGACCTGCTCGAATCCGACGAATAATCGTACAGCTCACCATGAGCACGGCGAACAGTATCGATGTGCTGGCAAATATGCCCCTTACGGATCTGTTTGAGCTGTACGACGCCGTGAGTTTTGAGCTGCAAGCAATCCATGAGGAGCGGGAAAGGCAGGTGAGGGGATGAAAGGAAAAGAGCTGCGCGCCATGATCACGCTGGCGGGATCGATTGATCCGTCACTGCAAAAAGCGCTGATGAAGGCGTCAAGCGAGAGTGCAAAGACATCCGGAGCAATCGGAAAGCATTGGAAATCGCTCGGAAATGGTATCAAAAACGGCGCAATCGGCCTTGCAAAAGGCGTCGGCACGACGGTTCTGGCATTGGCGACCGCTGCTGCGGTTGCCTTTGGCGCGATGGGCGCAGCGGGCCTCGGTTATGCGAGTGATCTGCAAGAGGTGCAAAACGTCGTAGACAAAACCTTTGTCGAAAGTTCGGCGGTTATCGACGTTTTTGCCGCGAGATCGCTGGAGGCCTACGGCCTTACGTCACTTGAGGCGAAAAAATACAGCTCCACGATGGGCGCGATGCTCAAATCCATGGGGCTAACGGGCGACGAAACGCTCATCATGTCCCAAAATTTGGCGGCGCTCTCCGGAGATATGGCCAGCTTTTACAACCTGACCGGCGACGAAGCCTTTGAAAAAATCCGGTCGGGAATCTCCGGAGAAACCGAGCCGCTCAAGCAGCTCGGAATCAACATGAGCGTTGCCAATATGGAGGCATATGCACTCAGCCAGGGAATCCAAACGTCTTACAGCGCAATGACGCAAGCAGAACAGGCGGCGTTGCGATATAATTACCTGCTCTCGGTGACATCCGATGCACAGGGGGATTTTGCGGATACGAGCGACAGTTTTGCAAATCAGCAAAAACTCCTCAAGGCAAACCTGCAGCAGACCTCCGGCGAGATCATGTCAAACATGATGCCTGCCCTTGCAGCAGCCATGAAAGAGGCCAATAAATTTATTCTGAGCCTCGATACGGCCGCTATCGGGCAGTTTGTCGGGGAGCTTGGCAACATGGCGGTCGCATTCATGCCTCTGATCATGGACCTCATGCCGGTGTTTGGTGATTTGCTGTCGATGCTCATGCCTCCACTCTTAGAGCTGGGGCAGATGATCATCCCGATTGTTGTGGATGTTGTCCGGGCGGTCGTACAGGCCGTCGAGCCGCTGATCCCAACCTTTATGAACTTGGTTCAGCTGATTTTGCCGCCGCTCTCCTCACTCCTGCAGGCAGTCGTGCCGTTGGTGTCCTCACTCGCCAGCGTATTTAGTATGGTTCTTGCGCCGGCGCTTAGCCTGGTAAGCTCAATCCTTACTCCAATCTGCGATCTGATCGCGAGCTTTGCGGGGCCTATTGCCGACCTGGCCGGTAAGATTGCAGCCGCTTGGAGCGGTCGCAATGTAGAGGTTGCCGCCGAGGGGATTGAGGACACCCGCGAATACTATGGGCTTTATGCAAAAGGCGGATTCTCAAGCCGGCCGGCGATCTTCGGCGAAGATGGCTTGGAAGCGGCAATCCCGATCAAGCCAGGCAATCCCCGCAGTTTGGGGCTCCTACAGCGCACGGCGCAGCTGCTCGGCGTAAACAATGTCTATAACGCCGACGAGGATGATCGCAAGATCAGCTTTACCTATGCGCCGGTCATCCATGCCGAGGGTGATTCGGAGGGCCGGATACAGCAACTGCTGCGAAAAGGCTATGCCGAGATGCGGCAGATGATCGAGGACTTTTTTATCGACAGGGGGCGTTTGGCTTGGGAGTAACGGATGGTTTTGACTATGTAACAATGCAGGGCGACACCTTCGACATTCTTGCGCTTGACGCCTACAATAACGAATTTAAGGCGGTGGAGATTATCCAGGCGAACCCACAGTATGCGGATGTCTTAGTGTTCGACGCGGGCGTGACCTTGCGGATACCATATCTGCAGGAGTCCGCGCCCGCGACCCTGCCGCCTTGGAAGAGGTAAGGCTATGGCAAAGGTGATCTATAACGGCAAGGATATCGCGGCCGATGTCGAGATCGCGGTGCTCAACGTAAGCGACAGCTGCGGCGATCAGGTGGATGCAATCGAGGCCGTGTTTGTTGACAGCGAAGGCCAATGGAGCGGATGGAATCCGCGAAAGGGGGATACTCTGGATATTGAGCAGGACGGATATCGGTCCGGCCTTATGTGGATCGATCAGATTCGGCAGGATGGGGATCGATTGGCGCTCGGAGCGGTGAGTATCCCTCCGGATGGAAAAACCAGGCGCTCAAAGACCTGGGAAAATATCAACCTGCTCACACTAGCGGCGGAAAAGGCCGCGATCTATGGATTGAGTGCATCCTTTTATGGCGTGCAGGCAATCCCTTATGCCCGCGTGGATCAGGTTGGACGGGGGGACTTTGGCTTTCTGCAGGAGCGCGCCCGTCTGGAGGGCTGTACCATGAAGATCACCGACAATAAATTGGTGCTATATAGTGATGTCTATATGGAGGGGCAGCCGGCCGCAAAACGGATTGATCCGTCGCTTTTCTGCTCGCCTCCAGTTTTTGATAATACAGCCGGAAAAACATACAGCAGCTGCACGGTCAGCTGGGGAGCGATAGGGGCGACCGTTACCGCTCCCAGATTTTTAGGGCCGGAGCTGGTCGTGACGGATGTTCCGGTCAGCTCGATTGGAGAGGCGCAGCGCTTTGCAAAAAACCTGCTGCGCTACAGTAACAAGCGGGAGACGGTTGGGCGAATCTCGGTCCTGCTCGACATCTCAATTACCGGCGGAAACGTGCTGGAGATCTCCGGAATGGGCTTGAGTGACGGTCGTTATTTTGTGGAGCTGGCAACACACGACTTTGCGGAGCAGATCAGTACATTTACGCTGCATAAGTGCTTGGAGGGATAGCGCATGACGGTTGAGGGGACAGTGCTTACGTCTGCAGGAGGGCGTTATCGTGTGAACGTTGCGGGAAACAAATCAGCCGAAATACCGGCTCTGCTCAGCGCCTACCGGTTGCAGATTGATTTCGAGGCAAAAAAATGGGAGGAGCTGCCGCCGCAGGTAGGGGATCGGGTGCTCTGTATCTTTCCGGGCAGCGCATACCGTGACGGCTGGATCGTCGGAATTTTGGAGGGCTGATTATGCAGGTCGGAAAATTTGGATCGAAGGTTTTTGAGGTGGGATCCAATAGGATACTGACCTTTACCGACCTGTCGATCAGCGGGACGCTGAGCACAACCAGCGAGGAGGCTACGCAGGGGAAGAAACCGGCAACAAAGGTAAAATCGCCGAGCGCCCTGAAAGTGTCCATGACACTTTATCTCAATGCGGCACTGGGGGTAAATGTGCAGTCGGAGGTTGAGTCCTGGATGTCAATCAAGGATGCCGGGAAAGCTTATCCGCTGATTATCTGCGGGAAAGCGGTCAGCGTCAATAAATTCCTCCTGACGAGCTGCAAGGAAAAGGTTATAGAGGTGCTTCGATCGGGTAGGAATCCGGTGTTGGGAATTGTGGAGCTGTCGCTGGATTTTCTTGAGTCGCCGCCGCCAGGTGTTCAGCCGGCAGCCGCTGCGGCGGCCGGCACATCCAGTAGAAACTCGGCGGTGTCGATCAATAATGCCTATAGCATGCCGACCGCTGCAGAAAAATCAGATCTTAAGCGTGAGAATACCGGGATGGGGGCGTTTATGAGATGATCGTTGTATCGAGCGTCGAGCAAATTGACTGGTACGCCAAAGGCAAAGACCGGATTGCGCAGAATGTGCGTAACCTGATTAATACATTTCGGTACGAGGTAGCATATCATCGGACGATGGGCCTGCCGGCTGACGTCATCGATCGTCCAACGCCGGAAGCAATGGCAGAGTTGTCTGTGGAGGTTTGGCAGCTGATCGCGCGGTACGAACCGCGGGCAAACATCCAAAATGTTACCTGCACACCGGACGAATCCGGCGAAATTAAAATTGAGGTGGTGCTTGCATGATCCGTTTTATTGACGTTGCGGACCCTGAAAAAAAACTTGCAGAGGTGATTGCCCGATACGAAGAAAAAACGGGCGAAACACTGATGCCCGGAGACGAGCACTATATTTTTCTGGCGCAGCAGGTGCAGGTGTGGGCGGATCTCATCGAGGAGATGAATTATACGGCCAACCGAAATCTGCTGCGATACATGGACGGGGAGCTGCTGGATGAATACGGCGGTCAATTCGACGTGCCGAGGCTTGCCGCGAAGTATGCGACTGTAAAGCTCAAATTTCAGCTGATGGCGGCCTTGTCGTTTGATGTTACGATTCCGTCCGGTGTCCGGGTGACGCCGGACGGACAGCTCAATTTTATCGTGCTGGAGGATGCGGTTATTGAGGCGGGCGATACGGCCGTTGAGGTTGGAGCGATTGCCGAGGAGGCCGGGAGCAAATACAATGGATTTTTACCGGGACAGATCCAAAATATTGTTGACGTCAACCTGGTTGGGAACGTCGACAGCGTGTCCAATGTCACTACCAGCGCGGGCGGCTCGGATATCGAATCGGACGATCATTATCGGGAGCGGATCCCGATGATGTGGGAGTCGATCTCAACCTGCGGGTCGAAGGAGGGTTATGAATATTGGGCGCGAGGATCATCGCCCGTGATTGTGGATGTTGAGGCGGTCAGTAATGCGGACAGCGAAATAACTCTTTACGTGCTCATGCAAAACGCGGACACGCCCTCGCAAGAAATCCTCGATAGCGTTTTGAGTGCAACCTCAGCCAAAAAACGCAGGCCGCTTACTGATCACGTGCAGGCTCAGGGGGCGACGCAAAAGAGCTACAACATTACGCTGAGCTATTACATCAACAGTGCTGACGCGACCAATGAGGCAAAAATCAAAACGGCCGTCGATGCCGCCATAAACGATTTTATCGGCGCACAAAAAGCACAGCTCGGCGGGAACTTAAATCCGGATGATCTGCGCAAAGCGATCCTGATTGCAGGCGGATACCGGATCGATATTACCGAGCCGGCCTATACTGAGCTGCAGCCGCAGGAGGTTGCGGTGGCAGGCACTGTGACGGTGACATATGGAGGGCTGCTCTGATGAGATTGAGGGATCTGGATCTGCTTGCACTGCAGACCGCCTATATGCAAAAGGATCTTGTGACGCAAGCGACCTGCTATGCGCTCGAACCGCTCTGGAGAGAGCTTGACGAAAAAATGATGAGCCTGCTCATCTATCCCCGCATTGGCGAGCTGTCCGGTGAGGTGCTGGATGAACTGGCATGGCAGTACCATGTCGATGGCTACGATGCAACGGCCAGCGACATCGAAAAGCGAAGGATGATTTTGGACAGCCCAACGATCCATCGGTATAAAGGGACCGTATATGCGGTGGAGCAGATAATCGCAGCGGTATTTGGCGATCAGGGAAAAGTGACCGAGTGGTTTGATTATGGCGGCAGTCCGTATCACTTCAAGGTTGAGGTTTACTGCATCGATCGTGGAGCGGGAGAGGCCGATATCTTGCGTGCCGAGCAGCTTGTAAATGTAGCAAAAAATCTGCGGTCAATCTTGGATGAGATACGGCTGATTCTGGTGGGATCGGCAAAAATCGCGCTTGCGGCAGCCAGTATCCAGAGTGAGACAGTGACCGTCTATCCAATGGGGAGTGTGGATTGATATGGCAGAGACTTATATGACTTTAACGACCAATGCCTGTGACGCTGCAGTTGCGGCCGCGCTTGCGACCGGAGCGACTGTAACCTTTAAATATCTGGCCGTTGGTGATGGCGGCGGCAGTTATTACGAACCTGCAAAGGATCAAACGGCGCTGCGTGGAGAAAAATGGCGTGGAGAGTGCGTCGTGTCTCGCGATCCGGGAAACGCAAAACGGGTTATCATTACCGCGTCGATTCCTTCGAGCGTCGGAGGTTTTCAGGTGCGCGAGGCGGGCGTATTTTTGGCGGATGGAACAATGATGGTCGCATCAAAGCAGCCGCTTTCAGACAAGGTTGCGCCTTCCTCTGGAGCAGGTAAGGATATGACGATCCAGCTGTATGTGGAGGTCGTTGATCAGATCGCCGTCACTATTACCATTAATCCATCAGCTCAATGGGCGCCGCTCCAGGATTTTAACGCGCATGTCGAGAATATGGATATCCATACGACAGCGGCTGAAAAATCTGCAATAAATACGCATTTAACGGATGAGGTGAGGCACATATCGGCAACCGAACGGCAGACGTGGAATGGCAAAGCCGAAACCGCAACCTATACTACCACACTCCCCGCCGCAGGTTGGCAAGGTGCAGCGGCGCCTTACGCACAGACGGTTGCGGTCGTGGGCATCCTCGTAACGGATACGCCACACTATACCGCCGTGTACAGCGGGACGAACGACCAGAAGATCGCGCAGCAGGAGGCGTGGAGCATGGTCAGCGAGGACAGCACGGCAAACGGATCAAT